CAACTATTGCGTATCGTCATCATTACACATATGGATGCGCGTTTGTTAAGAGTGACTACAAGTTTCGTATTGAAAACATTGCACGCCAAGCAAACGACGGTTCGGTTATTCCCAATCCAGAAATAACAGAAATCGGAACTACGTTTGAGCCAATCTCCATTCGGAAGATTTGGCTCAATTGGCGTCTTCCTGTTTACGACATGGAATCTCAGCCGTGTCCTTTCTATTACGAAGAGACTCCCCGATTTGCAATCATGCAAAATGTTTACGATCCGATGGCTAATCCCTTCGGCTACGTCAATCTGGATCATGTTTTCCAAGATCAGTATCTTTACAATGAGCAGGCTTTTCAGGCTGTGCGTGCTGGACTCTCCATCACTTACAGCACGATGGACGAGAAAAGTTTGCCGGGTAACAGACTGGCTCAGATTCTTCAGCCTAAGCATTCCGTGGAAGCAAAATGGACGTTCTTTCCAATGCTTCCATTTGACGCTCAAACAGGAGAGTTTGATAAGCGTTCAGATGGGACGCAAGTTCCTTACAAACGTTTCATTGTTGAAAGCTTTGGCCCCAATGTTCATTCGGGTAGCCAAATTCTTTTACGCCTTCAGGAAATTTATTATCCAAAGAAAAAACTTCCGCTTTACGCAAGCGTTCACATGCCGGATCTTGACAGTGGAGCATACGCTCCGGCAATCGGTCAAATTCTTTACAACCATTATCGGGAGATAACCCTATGTCACGAACAGTTTCTTCAGAACAAAGATTGGATCAACGATCCTCCTGCATGGATCCAATCTGGTTCGCCTTCCTTGACGGCAGATTTGACACAGAAGGGTGCAAAATTGATAGTGAATGGTCCGAACGACTTTGGATGGCGGCAACCTTACGATGCGACAGCCTCTACAGTTGCAATGATACAAATGCTCAAAGAGGACGCAAAAACAACTTCAAAGGCAGTTGATGCAATCTTAGGGAAGGCGATGGGTGGCCGCACCACCGCAACGGAGGCAAATAACGTTTACCAAGCCGCGATGTCTGGAATTACAGCAGACATTGACCTTCTTACTGCTGATCTTCATGGCGCTTACGCTAGGCGTGTGTGGGATTATAGTGGTCTGTGGATGGATAAAGATTTATTGAAAGCAATCACTGGACAATTGGGATTTGAGTTTACTCCACAAGATATGTGGATTAACCTTAATCTGAATACTCAGGCTGGCAGCACCTACATTGAAAAGAGTGCGCGTCAACAAAACCTAAGATACATTCTGGAGTCGGGCAAAATGGACCCTATCTTGAATCGAGCGGAACTTTGGAAAGAGCTTCTCGAAAGTATGGGCTTCGATGCAGGTAAGATTGTAGATGACGGAGGACATGAGCAGCAAATTCAATTTGCAACGTTGCAAGCTTGTGAGACTTACCTTGGCCTGCCGATTATCATTGATCCTGATCAAGATCATCAGACTGCAATGAAGGTTAAAACGGGATTCCTCAAAGATAAGACAAGCGTATGGAATACTCAATATGGACAAAATGCGCCTATGCTTGTCACACAGATTCAACAGCACCAATATTTTTTGCAGATGCAAATGCAAATGATGCTTGCACAGCAGCAAGCGCAAATTGCGGAACAGCAGCAACAACAACTTGGCGCAGGAGGTTCACCTAGTCCTCGACCACCGGCATTGAATGGAGGGCAAGCAGCCTCACAGTCTGGAGGAAAATTGTAACGTTACAACTTTATGGAAATTGATTCACTACGAAGATTCGACGGAAATATAATTTCAGCACTAAAGCTGGTGTCAGAAACGCAGTGGTCCCTTCTCTTCAGGAACCTACGCGATTTTTATCAAAATCAAATTTCTGGTTGTCCAAATGATAAACTTGTTGAATTGAAAGCAAAAATTATTGGACTTCAAGAAATTGAACAACTCTTTAAAATCAACAGGGATTTAGCTTCCGAATAACAATTTCTTTTGTGTTGGGCAAGCAAAAGAAAATCACTATTGCCTATTGACAACCACATAAAAACATGATAGTATCAAGAACAGTCAGGAGATATCTCGCAGCAGATCAAGGAGGCGCACCCGCAAGTGGTGAACCTTCAGGGTCCGCAGCACCGACACCTTCTGTTAACGATCCCTTTGCGGGACTTAACCTCGATGACCTCGACAGTGAGACTCGCAAGATTGTTGAAGCGTCCAAAGCACAGTTTGTAACGTTACAAAATAACCTAAAGACGGAGCAAGATAACAAGGTAAAACTTGAACAACTTGCTCGGAACTTTCAGTCAAAAGCAGATTCACTGGAAGCAAAAATCAAACAGGTTAGTAGCGGACAACCTCCTGATCCTCTAGCAGAAAAAACCGCAAAGATCGAGGCTCTCCTCGTCAAACGTGGGGTTTCTCCTGAAATGGCAAAAAGCCAAGCACCGTTGTTTACGGATATGTTTGGCGAATTTGCTAATGAGATCAAAGGCGAAATTGGACGTGACCTTGCACCACTCGGTGCGAGTGTGATGCATCAAGCAGCTACGTCAGCTTGGAATCAAGCTTTGCAACGTGACAAAATTGGTGCATTGAGTAATCCTGAGATTGCACAAAAAACTTGGGCTGCTGTCCAAGACTCACTTAACCAAGGACAGGGAGTAACTCCTGAGTCTATTCTTGCACTAAGAAACATTTATCATACTGAACATCTTGAAAACGGAGGACAACAAATGAGCCAACATTCTTATCAACAGCCGCCTATGCCGAACTTTGGTGGACCACCTAACTTTAGTGGTGGAGGATTTGCTCCAACTCGTCCTCCAACTCAAGATGCTAATGCTTCTAAATACGCAGTTAATGCGGATACGCAAAAAGCTGTCAACACTGTAGTCAATGCTTGGAAGGGCATGGGACTCGGAAAGAAAGGAGCAAAGTAAGATCATGGGTATTCAAATTCTTAGTCAACCTGAATCCGAAGTGGATGCGGGCATTTTTAATTTGCCCAAAGATTTTGATACCAAAGTCCATGCAGCCAAATGGGTTGCTGAAGGCAATGCTGTCGAAAAAGCAAAAGAAAGGCAAACCTTGATTGGGACTCGTCTGCACGCAGATGGGTGGACAGTCTATACCGAGAAAGGTAAGCCAGTTAAACGTTCAACTGAAAGGGGTGGTTCCTTCATTCTGATGTTTCGTCCTCGCGAAATTCAGGATGCGGTCAACGCCGTTTTTGGTAACGTAGGAAAAGAGAGGATGATCATGCACAAAAAAGGTGAATCAACCTCTGGAGGCGTTCCTCTGAATCCCGGCATCCTAACTGAAGAACAGGTTGTTCGACAGACTGGTGAACGGGCATCGGAAGAAGATGGGGCAGTAATCTTCAATCCAATTCCGATGGACTCGGAAACACTCGAAGTTGCACCATTGCAAACTTCTTAACTTAAACTTAAACACAACACAACACCAATATGGCTACACAAGCTACTATTCTGATGCCTTCGCTCATTCAAGAGCGGGGCACAAACATGGATGTTCAGCGTTCGCCAATTCCGGCAGCGTCTGGTCAAGCATTCAAAATCGGAGCACTCGTTAAAAATGTTTCGGGAGAAGCAGTCGTCTGCCTCACTGCTGAAACACTGGTTTGGGGACAGACCCCAACTAATGCGTTTGCTGATGGAACTCGTCCTCCAACTTCATTGTATAACAACAGTGTTTATGCTTTTGATTTGCAGAATGCAGTTCTTGAAATTAACACAGGTAAGGCAAATGGAACTGATGTAACGCTCGGAACTAGCACGACTAATAGTGCTGGTGCCTGCACCATTGGAACCTCTTACGGTATTCTTGTTCCTACTACTGGAACGTATGCTGGAGTTCCTTTCCTTGATCCTACGAATACTACTAACGATGTTTTCACCGTTACGGGATTCATTGCAGGTCAAGACAATGACGATTACAATAGTCGTCTCTACGCTAAACTCGTCGCCGCAGCACTCCAGTAAACTTGTAACATTACAAAACTTAACTTAACTAACTAATAATATGGCCGTTGTAGCTGAAGCATTTGTCGAACAATTCGACCGCAACTTCTCGGAAATCAAAGACGAGATGTATGCGCAACTCCCTACGGAATATACAAAATTCCTTAAGGTTGAACAGACCGATAAAGCCTTCTTGAAGAAGTCTTATATCGGTGGACTCGGACTTCCCACCGCTAATCGCGATTTGGAAGCAATTCCATTCCAGACCCCTCCAAAGGGTCCAATCTCATACTTCCAGCCTGTAAACTACAGGTCGGGTTATCAGATTGAGCGTCAGACAATTGAGCAGGAAGAGTGGGGTCTTCTCGCTAATCGTCCTCGCACCATGCTCTATGGTGCAAGTATCCTGATGGAGACTGTTGGTGCCAACCTGTTTAATAACGGGTTCACTGTTCAGTCTTACGATAAAGGATTTGACGTGTCGGGAACTAACAAGCCGTTGTTCAGCACCACTAATACCCGTGAAGATTTCTCGGGAACGTGGTCGAACTATCTGAATCAAGGTCTGCCGATTACGGTGGAAACTGTGATTCAGGCGATTGTCAGTCTCCTGTTTAATCTCACGGATAGCCGTAACTTGCCTATTGTTTATTCGGGCAAGTTCTGTATCTATGTTCCGACTATCAACCCTGTGCTTTGGCAGCAGGCTATTGAAGTTGTTCACAGCACGATGAATCCGGGCACTAGCGACAATAAGCTTAACGCTGCCACTAAGCAGTTCACGCTTGAAGTCTGCCCGCTCCGTTTGCTGACTAACCCTGATGTTTGGTTTATTGGATGGGAGCCTTCTGCACCGAACTACGGTTTGCAGATGGTTGTCAATCTGTATCCTGACATTTCTCCGCTCGCGCCGTTCGGGAACAATCCTGATGCGTGGTTCTCGCGTCTGAGGACTCGTTTCGTTGCAGGCTACGATAACAAGCGTGGTATTGCTGCAATTAGTGCTTGATCATGGTAGGGTCGGGGGGGGAGC